TGTGCAGGAATGATTTCATTGACACTGTTTAAAATTTCTTGCAGTAATAACGGTTTGCAACTTTGAATTTTTATTCTGTAATTGGGATTATCTTCACTGATACTCGCACCGTTATCATATGCACGAACTATATTTTGCAGATTTTCAAACGTTGTAGTTGCCGTATGTAAAAATTTTGTTTTGATTTTACTACGCCGTAATTCCAACGTATCATCAGACAACGGTATTAAAAAATCTGTTTCAAAATCGTGAATGCCTGTTTCATCAGCGTCATCAACAGATAGATTTTTCAATGTTCTATCCAATTTATCGTACAATCTATCAAATTCAACATCACATGGATGTAATAATCCGTGCATATATTTTGAATTTTTATAGTATTTCGGCAACAGATTTTCAATGTTAGTCAATTTTCAACACCCCCAACACTGCAATCTGTGTTTCAGTTATCGGGACATTATTTGTAGATTGATTAACTGTCAAATTCGTATAGTCGGTTACACCATCCGTATTCAAAATAGCCTGTCCTATTTTCGCATAGGACACATAACCCTTTGAAAACGAAATTTTCGTCAAATATTCAGATATATTTTTTTTGATATTCTCTGTGACATTTCCCGTCATTTCGATTTTGCACGAAACATTGATTGCAATTTCTTCCGCTGTACCGACTGTCAAATCCGCTCCAACCGGTTTCAAATCATCAATGTATTCTTTGACTTTTTCGACAAGCTCCGCAGGAGCTATTTGATTTTCTGTATCCACAATGATAACTTTGACCGTTCCCGGTCCATTCCATAACGGGATACACTTAGCATCACCTACTCCTGGAACGGATTTTGCCCACGATATATATTGATATTTGTTACCACTTGTAACGGGTCGAGATATATATTCATTATATCGTTCACGCAGTTGTGTATCTGTTTCGTCATTGCTGCCACCTGTGGTTGCGTGTTCATTCGTAACCCGTAGCAATCCACTGATTGTAACCGGAAAACGATTAATATAGCCGGCTAAAACATTCCCCTGTGTTCCGGCTGTATCACATATGACCGGTGCTGATGCAGTTCCATCATCACCTATTGTCACCGTATCGTTCACCGTAAACATGACGTTTCCGGCTGCCACTTTGCTACCGACAGGCAACACTGCACCAGTTGTTCCTGTGACCGTTATGTTTCCTGTTGCATACGTTGCCGATTTTCGATACAAACCAAAATGTGCAACGCATTTTTCTAAATATGTGCCACTGGCAGTCGAAACGTGCGATTGTTTTCGTACCGTTTCTAATTGGTCGTATGCATTGTCAAATTCGACTGCAACAGATTTTTCAATGTCATATGTGTATGTACCTTCGGTTGTATCGTATTGTTCCGGCACCTCTGCCAGAAGACGTTCCGTTATAGATGTTATTGTTTCTGCCATTATAGTGCCTCCTTCAAATCCGTTGTTCCGTACACTGTTGTAACAGTAAATTCAACTGTTAAATGCGTTCCGTCTACTTTTGCCGAAAAACCGTCCACACTGACAATATCCTTGTTTTTCTCTAAATTTTCAGTAATTTCTCGCTGAATTTCAGATAGCATATAGTCATGCGTGAATGTTTTACCTACAAATGTATCTTTAATTCTCGTTCCGTATGATGTTCCGTTATATATCTTGTACCGTCCTTTTTGTGTTCGTAGTACCTTGCCTATCCAACTTCGTAATCGGTCCATACCGACAACCATTTTCGGACGACCGTTTATAATAACAAAATCACCACGTTCAAAATCAAATGCCGGTTCTGTCGTAACATAATCAGCCATCTTGAATCACCCCCAACACAATATAACTGTTATCGTTGTTATACGGTAACAGGACAACTTTCTTGCCGTTGTGAATATATCTTCCCTCGGCATCACGTTCATACAGATTTACAATGCTTATAATGTGATTTTTCGTCAGTTGTATATTGTTACTGCGTGTTATGATTAAATCCGGTAATTGCGTTATTCTGCCGAATACAGGACCATAGGTTTCACCCTTGCTTAAATTTTTCAGCATTTTTGCCAATTCTGTGTATCCGTTATTCATATCATAATCGCTCCAAATCTAATTTATTGTAATGCACACCTTGTTTTATACTGTGCTGACTGCTATTTATCAAATACTTTTCATCACCGATAGCGATAACACTTCCGGCTCTGGTATAGCTGTTCAGTTCTTCAATAATTTCACCGGAATATGTTTCGCTTGTATTGTTCAGCTCCGACAACTTGTTTTTTGCCACTTCCTTTGCGTCTTCATTTTCACCGACTTTGATAACTTCTTGCAAAAAACCGAATTGTGCAATGCTGTTTTCATCTTTCAGCGTTGTTAAAACATCTGTATCTGAAATAACCTTTACGCTTGTTTTTCTGTCCTCGATGCTGGTTTTATGCTCAACGTTTCCGATATACTTTATCGAATCTTTCAATTCGGTGTTTGACGATATTCTGAATTGTGGATTTACAACCATATCCGCACAATTATAAATTCTGATGCCGTCAGGAACAAAATCAAAATTATGTACACCGCCGCATAGTGTCAGTATGTCAGCAATAACATCTGATACCGCCTTGTCCACATAAATTTGCGTAATCAATAACGGTAATTCCGGTATCATCACAATAGGAATACACAAATCACCGCATATTTTTTTAATGCAGTCGTCAGCACGCATTGCAGTGAATTGGTATGTATCACTGGTTTTGTTCAGGTACTGCCCCACATCACCGGCAACATATTTATTAACGTACTTATCGCCGTCATCAACTTCTATAATTACACCTCTAAAATCTTCTTGTGTACCGCCGCTATAACGAATAATATCGCCCTCTTGTGGTTTGTACATATTAATGTACTTCATGTCACCTGCCTTTGGTACACTGAAATTAAACAGCGTTGCAAGCGTATCCTTGGTATTTTGCCACGATATATCGCCCACATATGATGATATATCAATATCGTTGCATAACACCGTTAAACCACCATTATGGCGGTCACACTGCATTGGTGTTTGTTTGAATATTGTCGGATGTATGGAAATTTTCTCGTTTGTGTCGATAAAATGATATTCTTTTTCATTTTCTGCCGTTGTGCTTCCTGCACCGCCGTAGGTTGGCTCACTGTCCGAAGTCCATATTGCCTTGATTCGTGCTGAGCGGTTTATGCCGGCAGCATTTAATGCTGATGTAAATTCATCATTATTTCGCACAACTGTTCTGTCAATAATGAATTCCAATACATTACGGTCAAAC